GCGTCCGCACAAGAGGCGACGGGTGCCGTGCTCGCGAACCGTCCGCGTTGGATGGGCCTCAACCCAAAGGATGCTTGGTGGTTCGCGTTGCGCGGGGACCATCTGAGATGGTGCGGGATCGGCGTGGAGGCGATCGGTTCCTTCACCGCGTACCGGCTGCGCGACGGCGACGAACGATCCGATGACGACGCCGCCGACGATCGACCGTACTTCGTCAAGGACGCTCACGTCCCGCGTGGCTGCCTCTACATGACGGTGTCGCCGTGAGCATCACGTCGCAGGTCAGCGCCACGGCCACCCTGTCGGGCGACAAGTCGGAGACGACCGTCCTCACCGATCCGCCCAACGCGTCGGCGCCGTGGGGCTTCCGCGAGGTCGCGCTCTCGACCGGCAACAACACGATCGCGATCCCGACCGGCGCGCAGCGCGTGTTCATCCGAAAGCCGAGCAACAACACGGTCGCGCTGCTCTACAAGGACAACCCGGGCGACACGGGCAAGGCGTGCAGCCTGACCCTGTGGGACTCGTTCACGTTCGCGGCGAGCGCCACGCAGATCGTGATCAACGCGGCGAGCGGCGTGACCGTCACCATGGGGTGGACGTGAGCGATCTCGGAGGTCTCGCCGTCGCGATCGAGTGCAACCTGCGAATGGTCGCCAGGACTCGCGCGATGGCCTTGTCACGACGCCAAGACGGCTGGCGGTTCCTGATGGCGTCCTCCGCTCTCGATGCGCTCGGCCACGTGATGGCAGTAGTCGCCGACATGCTGATGCTCGGACTCGTCGACGACGAGATCGCCACCGTTGCAGTTCGCGACCTCGGGCTGCTCAACCGCGCGGTGGTTGACGCGGTGCTAGCGGAAAGCCAAGCGGCATGAGCATGGTCGACATGACAAGTTTCGGCCAGATGCTTCGCGAATCGTATCCGGGCACGCCTAGCGGACTCGCGTCGATCGCCAAGATACAGCGCATGGCCGCCGAGATGCGCGGCAGCGCTCTGCGCGATCTCCTCGACCGCCAGGATCGGCCGTACACGTTCGTGCCCGACGCGACCGACGACGATGCGGCGTTCCAACTCATCGAGCGGATGGCCGTGCGGCTCGGCGAAGAGTCCATCCGCTGGATGCGCGAGGCCGAGCGGTTGCGTCGACGATGATGCCGACGGCATCGCCGCCCGTCTCGCGCTACGATCGAATGGCACCCCACAAGGACGGTTGATGGTCCCCAGCAACAAGGTCAAGGCACCCTACGACGTCGGACTCGGCGTCGGCAGCCACAAGCCCGCCGTTACCGGCGAGGCGCGCACGAAGCGATACGACGTCCCGCGCAAGGAAACGCCCGGCAATCCGAGGCCGCGCACGGCCAACGCGGCCGATCGCGACGGCTGGGCCAACATGCACACCGCCTGGGCCAACATGCACACCGCCGTGCACCCGGATCGCATGTCCGCCGTGCTGGCCAATCGCGTCGGCACCGCCCCGCCGATGGTGGGCGGCCACGGCGACGGTTCGAGCGCCGGACGGCCGGTCGCCGACCGCGCGCGCAAGCAGGCAGGCAAAAAGCGCTGACGAACCTGCTACGCTAAGCACACCCTCGAGGTCGACGCGACCCGCGTGCCTCTCTCAACGGAGAGCGCACGCATGGTCGAACACGGATCGAAGGTCTCGCACGCCGGCAACGGCACGATCTCGTCGGCCGTCCTCGGCGAGCACGCGCCGTCTGACGAGGACGAGGACTTCCACGTCCCGAGCGCCGAGACGCTCGACACGATCGTGTCCGAGCATCGTCAGAACGACGGACTCTGGCACAAGGCCGACACGCCGATGGAGGCGAGCCTCCAGCACGAGCTGCGCCGCCTGCACGACGCGGTCGACGAGCATCTGGTCGGGCGCAAGCAAAAGAACGAGGACACGGGCTACTGACGTGAGGCTCGTCTCGATCCTCTGGCGCTCGCCCCCCGGCCTTCCCGGTCTCCGGCCCTCCACGCTGCTCACGTTCGAGGTCGGCGCGCGCGAGGGAGCGCAGTGGGCGAAGTGGCGAGCGACGATCAACGCGACCCGCATCTTGCTCGAATCGCCGCCGGGCTGGGCTCCGGGATCCGACAAGCTGACCTCGACCAAGCGCACGGTCTACGAGCTGCCTCGCGACGAGGCCGTGCTGCGGTGGGAACTCGACCCGGGCGAGGTCGCGGTCGCGCCGCGCGAGTGGCACCAGCCCGACGAGCACGACCCGCCGGTGCGCGAGGTGTCGGCCCGCCCGAGCGGGTCGGACGCGCCGCCCGCGGTGCACCCGGACATGCGGCCGGATCCGAACGACCCGGACGAGATCGTCGGCACGAAGAAGCGACGCTAACCAAAGCGCAAGGAGATCACCATGAGTTGGTCTATACAGAAAACGATCGGAAGGCCCGCCGCCGTGAAGGCGGCGGTGGATCCGCTGTTCGATCAGTCCGCCAAGAACTACGCCGGACAGGCCGAGGAACAGGACGTGCTCGCGGCAAAGACCGCAGTCGATTCATGGTTGGACGCCAGGCGCTCGTCCGAGAATGCAGGCGTGCAAGTCGAAGCGAGCGGCTCGCGCGGGAATGGATGGCTGAGCATCACGGTGCAATGCGCCGAGGTGACGCTCAAGCTTGAATGACCGACGACGCCGAGCGGCTCGCGACGCTCGACGCGGAGATCGCGGTCTTCGCCGCGGAGACCGAGCGACGGCGCCTGCACGCGGCCGAGACGGGGACGACCATCGTCACGGTCGCCGACGCCTGCGCGGCCCTGCGCTCGTTCTTCGACAAGCATCCCAAGCAGCGCGCGTTCTGGACGTCGACGGCCAAGCGCAAGGCGACGCGCAAGACCCGGCGCGCCGGGGCGACGTCGGGCGGCGTCCGCGAGTGGTTGGCGCGCTGTCTAGAGAACCCGGGTTCGCGCTTCACCTACTGCGGCTCGACGCGAGGCGAGGCGAGGGACCGCGCGTGGCGCAACGACACGGCGTCCGGCTTCGTCGACGTGCTAGCGCGTTACGGCGCGCCGGTCGAGCGGACCGGCGTGGCGACGTACGAGCTCGGCGGCCGACGCGTCGAAGTTCGCGACGTCGACCTCGCGCTCGATTTCGACAACGGCTCGCGGATCGAGCTGTTCGGCGCCGACACGATCCGCGCGATCCAGAAAAAGCGCGGCGGTGCGAAGGACGGATTCTGGATCGACGAGGCGCAGGACTTCCGCTTCCTCGAGCAATTCTACAAGGCGGTCGTCCTCGGAGCCTTGACCGATTTCGACGGCGACGTGTGGATGTCCGGCACGCCGGGCCGCGATTGCTTCGGCATGTTCTACGAGATCACGCGGGACGACCTCGACGGTCCAGCGCTGCCGGGCTGGGAGGTGCACGCGTTCTCGATCGTCGACAATCCGTTCTTCGGCCGTGTCGAGCCCGACGGCGACGCGTTCGCGGTGATCGATCATCTCGGCGTACGCCACGGCCCCGTCGAGACGAACGAGGAGGCCGAGCGGTTGGCGGCCCGCGTTCGATGGGAGGGCACGGCCGGCAAGCACATCCGCGAGAACAGCCTCTCCGAGAACGATCCGGACGTGCAGCGCGAGTGGTTCGCGCGCTGGGTCAAGGAGGCGACGCGCCACGTGTACGCGGTGCACGAAGCGCCGCCGCCGCTCGAGTACGCGCCCCTCCGCACGTCGGACGCATGGCTGCGCTACGCGACCGTCGTCGCGGGCGGCAACTCGCCGTACGTCCGCGCGGCGCTCGCCGACGGCTGGTACGATCACGAGCGCTCGGTCGCCGACCTGCCGCGCCTGAAGAAGCGCGCCTCATGGCTGTTCGGCATCGGCCTCGACTTCGGACACGATCCGGCCGCGTTCGCGATGGTGATCGATGCGTTCACGGCGAGTTCTAGCGAGCGCTGGGAGATGTGGTCGTGGAAGCGCGTCGGCCTCGTGCCCGAAGACTGGCGCGTCATCGTGGAGATCGCCTTCCGGCAGCTCGAGGGCGGCTGCGCGGCGCTCGTCGGCGACCCCGCCGGCGTGAAGGGCGAGCTCGCCGCGTGGCGCGAGCGGCTCAGCATCCCCATCGCCGACGCCGACAAGGCGAACAAGGAGGTGTGGATCGCCTCGTACAACGGCGACCTGCGGCGCGGCCTCTACCACTACCGCGAGAAGTCTCCGCTCCTGCACGAGCACCGGAACCTCGTGTGGCTTCCGACGCTCCCCGGGCAGAGGCGCAAGGAGCACGCGCACCGGCAGCTCGTCGACGGCAGCGTGCCGTCGAACCACTGCGCGGACGGCGCCCTCTATCTCGCGAGGGCGCTCGCGACGCACTTCCACCGCGAGCCGCTGCCGAAGGAGGGAGCGGTCGTCCGGCAAGAGCGCGAGGCCGAGGCCGAAGCCGAGCGCCGGACGCGCGAGCGGCTCGAGGAAGACGACGGCTGGGATCCGGTGAAGTGGTAGTCTTGAGCGAGTGTCAACCGATGATCGGTTCGCTGAGTTCCGCAAGAACCAGCCCTATCACATCGTCCACATCTCCGAAGATCGGCTCGAACTCTTGGGCGGCGGCGACTTCTACGACAAAAACAATAGAGTCCCAGACGAGGAGACCACCAAAGAAGCTGAGAAGTACGCGATGCAGTTCGGCAAACGAATCATCCGGGCCGAGGGAGAATGGCAGGGCTACAGCGAGTACACGCCCGAGCCTGGGGATGTCTCGGTCTTCCACTGGACGGACACCCGCCGGTGAGCAGCACGCTCGAGAGCTTCAACGACGCGCTGAAAGACCTCTTCGCGCTGCCAGGTTCGCGCCTCAAGCAATGGGTGGCCGACGAGCGTCGTGAGATCGCGTGGGAGAACGCCACGTGTCCACGCTTCACGCAGTCCGAGCACGACGACAACTGCGACACCGAGTGCCGCAACTCGATGGAATCGGTGCCGTGGACGCATCTCAACCACGACTGCTGCCACTTCTGCGGCGACATGCACGAGCGGCTGCGCGCCGATGCCGGCGTCGTCGCGTGGCTCGCCGAGAAGGCGAAGCGCCCGCCGGTCGAGACCGATCGGACGAAGTACAGCGACGAAATCGATCCGGACCAACCGGCATCGCTCACGGACCACCCGCTGTTACGGGCCCTGAAGCGGTAGCCCAGCTTGCCTCCACGCCACGCATCTCCCACCGTTGAAGGGTGGGCGATCCCGTCGATCCCGACGAACCGGACGATGACTCCGACGTTCCGCCGCCCGCGAAGGCGCCGATCGCCGACGCGGTGAGCGAGACGATGCGGCTGCTCGCGTGGTCGCGGCGCGAAGGCTTCGCGTTCGCGCACGTGCAGGTCGGTCCGGTGATCGCCACCGGCGTGCGCGATCTGCGGCCGCGTTTCGGCGGCGCGACTCCGAGCTCGCGCAACCCGCGAGACGCCTTCGAGGACATCGATCCCCGCGTCTACGACAAGGACGCGCCGCCATGACCGACACGTACCATTTCCACCGCACGATCCATGGCCGGCTCGACGAGAACGGTCGCTTCGTGCCGTTGTCGAAGTGGGAGCGCGTCCGGCGTTGGCTCGACTCGCTGTTCCGGCGCCCGCGCCCGCGTTGCCGCGTGACCGCGGTCAACGCGGCGAACGGCACCATCACGATGGAGCGCCGTATGTAGATGGCGCTCACGCCATCCCTGTACGTCCGGCGCGTCCTCGAAGCGCTGCGCCTGGACCCTGGAGAGCTGTCGCTCGACGACGAGCGCGACGCGCTCTCCCAGATCTTCCACGCGGTGCACCTGCGACGCGAGCGGATGCACCGCGAGATCATGACGCGGATCGGGCAGCTCGGTGGCTGACCAGATCGTCTATACGTCGGCCACCGGCTCGTCGCCGATTCCCGGGCAGGGCAACGAGGCATGGTGCCGCGCCAAGCCCGGCGAGCCGTGCCACGTCAAGCTCTCCGCGCACGGCAAGTACCTGCGCTCGATCCTCCGTCGCGTCCACCAGTTCGATCGCGTCTGCGAGAAGCTCTACGAGGCTCCGCGGCTGCGCGTGTACGCCGAGGCGATCGAGCGACTCCGCGGCTACGGCCTGACCGCGGCGCGGCTGAACGTCACCAAGAGCGTCGTCGATACCTTCGTCGCGCGCATCGGCAAGAAACGCGCGATGCCCGCGTTCGACATCACGGACGAAGACTGGTCGCTGAAACGCAAGGCCCGCCAGTACCGCAAATGGCTCGTCGGCAAGATGGGCGAGAGCGACTTCGACGAGCTGTCCGTGCTCGCGTTGCGCGACGCGGCGATCGCGCGCGGCGGCGTCACGAAGATCGTCGACTCGGGCGACGACATCGTGGCCGAGCGCGTCTACGCGAACGAGCTGCTCGTCGATCCGCGCGAGGCGCAGTACGGCCGTCCGACGCAGATCATCCAGGTCCACCGCGTCGCGCGCGACTGGCTCGCCGATCGTTTCCCCGAGGCGCGGGCCGCGATCATGATGGCGTCGCACTCCGTCCGCCAGGAGTGGGAGTTCGTCGACGACGAGGACATCGGCCGCGCGATGGATCTCTCGGGCTACGTCGACGTGTGGGAGGGTTGGCGGCTGCCGTCGCACGTCGGCGTGCCGTGCGACGGCGACGACGATCCGGACGTGTCGGACGACGGACGCCATGCGCTCGTCGTCGACACGGGCACGCTCGTGTCGGAAGTCTGGGAGGACCCACGGTTCCCGGTGTCGCTGTGCCGCTACGACCACTCGCTGCGCGGCTGGTGGGGCAAGTCGCTCGTGATGGGGCTCGGCGACATCCAGCACCGCATCAACATGATCGTCCGCGACATCCAAGCAAACCTCGAGGTCGGCGGGAAGATGATCGTCTTCGTGCCGGAGGCGTTCGATCAGCCGATCGAGATGATGACCGGCTCGGCGCCGTTCAAGTTTTCGTACCGGGGCGGCTCGCCGCCGCAGTACGTGGTGCCGCAAGCGATCAACATGGCGCACGTCGAGGCGCTGAAGTTCTTCATCCAGCAGGCGTATGACGTGCCCGGCGTGTCGCACGCGATGGCGACGTCGCGCAGCTCGCTCGGCCTCAACGCGAGCGGCATCGCGCTCGACACGCAGTACGACATCGACAGCGAGCGATTCAGCCAGCAAGAGGCGAACTACGCGCGCTATCGGATGACGGCCGCGCAGCTGTTCCTCGACGCCGCTCGCCGCATCGCCAAGCGCCGCGAGCGCGACAAGGGCAAGAAGCGATCGAGCGTGCTCGTCGTCGGATACACGCACGGCACGAAGACCGAGCGGCTCTCGTTCATGGACGTCGCGATGGAGCCGGGCAGCTACCGGCTCCGCCTCGAGCCCGTGAACTTCATCCCCGACACGCGCGCCGGCAAGCTGTCGGCGGTCCAGGAGCTGACGAAGGCCGGCGTGCTGCCGCAGTGGATGGCCGGCTCGCTGTTCGACGAGCCGGATCTGGCGCGCGCGAACCAGGTCGCGTTCGCCGACCTGCACAACCTCGAGCGCATCATGGAGGGGCTGGCCGACACGGACGTCGAGCTCGGCTCGCTGATGCCCGAGACGTATCACGACCTCGACCTGGCGCTGATCGTCGCGCGCGCGTACTACAACCGCGCGCAGGCCGAGGGTGCCCCCGACAACGTCCAGGGTCGATTCCGCGACTGGATCGACGACGTCATCGCGCAGCAGAAGCGGAAGGCGCAGAAGGAACAGGCGCAGACGCCGCCTCCTCCACAGGGTCCCGGCGGGCCGATCACGATGCCGCCAGCGCCGCCAGGTGCCGGCGGGCCAGGCCTGCCGCCGGGCATGGGACCGCCGAACGGACTGCCCGTCGCGCCCGTCGCCGGAGC